GACGAGACGCTTGCATGGTGTGGCGTAGGGCTGCTCGCCGCGGCCCTTGGCTGGACTCTCTATTGGTGCGTCTGGCTGTTACGTGAGATCCTAGGCTGAGGAGGACATCATGAGCATGGACGTAAATTGGTATCGCAAAATGAAAGAACTCAAGGCCGAGCTTGAGAGCGTGTCTGATGCGATGCAAGATACCAAGCACTTAATCTACGAGTGGGTCAAGGAGTACCTAGATGAGCGATCCGATTAGCCCTGATCACTATCGACCTCGAGACGGCAGCAACATCGACTGTGCTGCCGCGCAGCGGGCAGGCCTTGGCCTTGCTGGTTATCGATCCTACCTAGCAGGATGTGCGGCCAAGTATCTGTGGCGGCACACCGAGAAAAACGGTATCGAAGATCTGCGCAAATCGGTGCAGTGCATCAATATGCTAATCGATACCTACGAGGGCAGCAGATGACGCACCTACAGCTACTGATCGAGTCGCAGCAGCGAGTCCTGAAACTCGAGCGCCACATCGGCCAAATCAACAAGGGCATCGATGTCGTTGATGTGCTTCACAAGCAGATCAGCGCATACCAGAAAGAAATCAGGAGGCTACTCAATCGGCTATTTCGTTATTCGATGGATGATGGCACTGAGCATCAACATCGTTATGCTCTACTGGTACCTAGCCTCGAGACCAAGGGCGAGGGTCGATACACCACCATCACGACCATGGCAGACAAAGAGGAGGCGCTCAGCCTCGCGCATGAGATGCTCACGCTCTACGACTTACACTGCGAAGTCATGGATACCGAGACGCAGAATCTCCTAGATACCTAGTCTCGACGCAGCACGGTAAGACCATTGTTGTTCTGGCGGATCAGCTCGATCCGCCATTTATTATTTGCATCTATGAACTCGTCAATAGCCATCAGCAGCCCTGCCTTGCCAGCATAGGTCGGCCTAGCCAATGGCGAGGCATGAGGGTAGATAGGCTCATCCTGATGACCGTAGGTCACGGTGTCATGTAAGATAATCACGCCATTTTTTCTTATGCGATCGGCGTGTTTTGCGAGCTCGCCGCGGAGCTGAGCATAGGTGTGCAACGTGTCAATAAATAGCAGATCGGTCTCCTCCATCACACTCATCGTCAGCACATCGGCCCGCCGAAACTCATACTCGATGCCAGCAGATGCCGCGTGCTCAGCTACTAGGCTCGTGTCCACATGCACGATGTCATAGCTGATCATGCGCTGAGGCAGCCCCGCCAGCAGAGCCCACGTGGAGATCACGCCACGCACGCCCATCTCGGTGATGTGCTCCTGATTCCAGGCATAGTCGCGCAGGATGCTGAGATGCTGGTTGATGTCGCTCGGCGTGTCCCGTACACGGGCATACTCGGTCAGTATCGACATGATGGTCATCTCTGCACCGGAAGGTAGTCCGTGTACTCGTACGGCCAGTGCGGCGTGAGCTCGACGATGCCGCGTGTGGTGTTGTGCAGTCGCAGATGATTAGCAGCCATCTCGCTGACGATGTTGGTGCTCCACCCTGATGCGTGATAGCCACCAGACGTGCCCCAACGATAGATGTAGAACCTATCCTTGTCCTCGATCTCCTGCGTGATGGTGCCGTATTTCTTGCGCAACTCATCAAATAACAGAACGTCTATTGATCCGCTATCTCTGACCTCGCTGTATCTGCCGATTGAGTCAAATACTTCACGACTCATCATCAGGTTGCAGTGGTAGAGATTGCGGCTTGCTGTAAGCTTGTGCGCGTCCTCCTCGAACCATGCGCTAGCCGTGTGGTAGATGCGATTACTGTCGAGATGCTCGACGCTGTAGCTCAGCCGCCACGGCAGATAGATGTCATCATCTTCCCAGATCGCTAATAAGTCGCCGGTGGCCATGGATGCAGTCGCGTTGAACTTTGCCCCAAGCGGCCGGATCTGATCTGCCACGTTGTAGATCTTGACCTGCGGGTGATCGTAGATCAGCGTCTGATCGCCGTAATCGTTAAGGATTATCAGCTCTTTCTCGCCTGCGTAATCCTGCCGTAGAAACGACTCGATAGCATGCTCGAGCTGGCGAGGCCTGCCATATGTCGGGCATAGGCAACTGATCTTTGGCAGCGTCATAACTCACCCCTGAGGTCGTGATCGTACTCTCTCGAGCCATGTCGCGGCATCGACTCTCACTAGCGGATTGTGGCTGCGCCAGTCTGAATAATGGCCAAAAATGAAATGGCAATCCTCGCACAACGTCATGAGATTGCCGGGTGCCAGCTCGAGCTCAGGATGCAGGTGATAGGGCATCACATGGTGTACCTCGAGCGAGGTGACACGATCACATGCCTCGCATTTCTGCTGCTGCTCGAGGTGCTTGCGCCTTACAGCTGACCATCTTGGAGATCGAGGAGTGCCGCCGTAGACATCTGCCACGCCGGGCGATGTCAGCAGGCGATCGAGCCAGCGAGACAATGCGTTAAACATTGCTTGCCTCAAGCACATGAGTGCGGATCAGGTCAGTGCAGAACTCGGCCAGCATGCGCCAGCCGTGACCGTCTGGGTACTCAGGATCGGCGAGAATGGCATCACATACCTCCTCAGCCCACACCCGTAGCAGTTTAGGATCGGGAATAGCTTGGCCCGGCTTTACCTTGATGGCTTGGAGCGTGTGTGCCTTGACCAGCGCCTCGCTCAATACTGTAGTTGCGCTAGTCAGACAGAGCTGAGACCATCCCTCCTGCCCGCGCGCCAGTCGTCGTACTCGCTCGATGTGCTCGACCATATCAGCCTCCTATATGATCCATGAGATCTTGCGTGTCGGGAATCCCTCGACGTTGCTAAATATCCAGCAGTCGCCAGACTTGAGCATCGCCTCGATTGTGCTACTCGAGGCATAAAATCCTTCTGGCCCAGGACTGCCCGGTCCTACTGGGCCAGTGTGCGACGATGCGCCCCAACTGTTATCGATGCGCCCATACTCGCGGCCAGTGATGGTTGCGTAACCGCAGAGACACATGCAGTGCTGCCACGTGCCAGCGGCCATGGCGATGCCGTTGGTGTCTCGAGTCATCGTGAATCCCTGCGACGAGCACATCGCTATGCCGTAGCCGTTGGCCAATGCTTTCTTCGCATCGACCCATGTGCGCACTCGTGTCACGGCTCGCACCGGGTGGATTTTCGCAATCTGCTCAAGCTCGAGGGGCACACCTTTACTGCCATACTCACGACATCGAGACTCTGAGTACTCACGCAGGTCGATGCCCAGATACTCCTCACGGCCAAGCACGCCCCAATCTCTCACCCAAGCCGCAGCATTAGCGCCGATCGCACCATCACCGCGAATACTGCCACCACCTACCTCGACGCGGGCACCGCCGTAGATCGGCTCAGTTGCGAGCGGAATGTACTGCTCAGACTCGCCAGCGACGATCTCGGCGCACATGGTGTACTCAATGGCGCGAGCAGTGCCGAACGCAACGCAAGAGCCAACCTTGCCCTGATTGCGTGGAGGCAGGAGAGCGCCAGTTGCCTTGCGAGCGAGATCCCAGAGATAGACGTGATCGGGCAGATCCTCGATAGGAGTCGAGCCGATAGGCGTACTACTGATGTTCTCCAGAGCTGACACGATGCGGGCAGATAATGTGGTTGCTGCGTCTCGTAGCTCAGGCGTCAGGGCTCGATCGTCTGCGCCCATAACTGCGGTCCACTCGACTGCGATGCGCTCTCTGACGGGCGACAGAGCAGCGTCAGCGATGCCAGCATTTTTGCGAGCGGCGACCATGGCGGCATAGAGCTGCTCGGTGGTCGTGATCGTGGGTGACCGTATTGTCGCAGGTGCTGCCCTGTACAGCGTCACAAGGCGCGCCAGTGTTGTGGCCTTGTCTTTCTCCTGCGATCCGCCATAGATACCGCCGAGCGCATCGGCGAGCGTGTCAATCGGCGGTACTGGTGGAGTCGAGCTGCCGATGATCACGGTTGTGATCACTGGCTCGGTAGGGACATCGGCGACGCTGGTATATGCAAGCAGGCGATACCTGCCGGGTCGTGCGCTGGTGACCACTGTCGCTCGCTGATTAGCTAGTAGCGAGCTAGGGAACACCTGCAATCCCTGATCGAGCGCAACATACCGGACGACCTTGCCCTCAGTGCTTGCAATGACCGTAACAAACTCGGCCACCTCGCCGCGTACCTCAGCAGGTACGACGAGCTGACCTATCACGAGCAGAGCTGCGAGCATCATTGTGGTGTGATCCCTGAGTTGCGGGGCTGAGGTCTGCACCCTAGTGTATCGATTTTTGCGGAGATGACAGTTGCCGTGTCTGCGAGGTCATGCTGAGTAGACGAGATGTCCTTGATGCTGCCCCGTAGCTCCTTCAAGAATTCCCGGTGATCATCTCGCACCGGGATGAGGATATTCTGAGCCAGCCACCATGCGGCAGCACTGACTCCGCAGAGCACGACATAGAGCAGCCAGACGTGGGGGCCAAAGGAACGGCTAACCTCATCCATGACCTAATCTCCTAGTCGTGAGTTTTGACGGCTGGCACATGGTCGTACCTGCCGTCGAATATTTGCGGGTAGATCTCGAGAACCTGCTGCTCAACCTCAAGCCGCTGAGCTTGAGGTAGCTTCCTGCCAAAATACTCTCTAAATTGGCTGATATTCCAGCCCATTTCATACGCGCCGATGAGATAGTTGCGTAGCTTGTCGTTGAGCGTCAGGCTGTACGGCACGGCACCAAATCGCGGGAAACGATGGCACCATCCTAGCCATGGCTGATATAAGACCTTGCCTCCATGGAGACGCACTTTGTCGTGAATGTAAACCTCTTCGCCAGCGAATCCGCGGAAGTGCTGCGAGAATTTTGGCCAGTCGGCCTTGCGCATAAACGACAGTGCGCTGCCATGGGCATGCACTTCGCGCGTCTCGCTGACCGGGTAGCGACTATCGACTAGCCACGTGCCGAAAAAGTCACCGCGTAGCTCGGGACTCAACTCGGTGGCGATGATATTGCCCGCCTCAGAGCGTAATGGCCCGACCCACATATCACGACCAACTGCGTCAGCGCGGGCAGCAGCTATCAGTGCCTCTACCGCTCCAGGCACGAGCAGGACGTGACAGTCGATGACGAGGACGTGAGAGCCCTGCGCATGCTCCCAGACGCTATTCTTGGCGTGCGCTGGCCCCATGGCTTTGGGCGCATGGACATATCTGGCTCGTGAATTAGCGCAGACATGATGGATATCGCCACGATTAGGCTCGGGGTGATCATCGACGACCAGCAGCTCCACACCGTCGAGCTGGTGGTGCATGCGCAGAGAGGATAGGGTCCACCAGACGCCTTGCGGGTCGTCATAGGTTGCCATCCCGATCGTCAGGTCAATTTTCATCTTTCGCTCTCGGCTCGTAGTCATCGCAGGAAACGCAGTTGCGATTGCTCTGATCCCGCGATGATATCCTACAGCGATCATGTCTACCACACACGTGCAGGATTGCCAATGTGCCACCGCATCCGCAGGAGGGCTTAGCCTCAAGGGCTTCGCCAAGATGCTGGCAGGGCGAGGCCATGTGTAGCTTGATTTTGCGCAGCATCTCGAGCTGGTCGGGATTTAGGCCCGGAGATCTGTCAGGAGCTGGTGCATATGTCACCCTGCGGGCGTTCACATCGGCAGACCAGAGTTTGGCATAACGCTCATCATTCTGGCTCAGCCAGCAGATCCGGCAGCCATCGCGTGGCGTTGTATGCTTGCACGGCAAAAACATCGTCACTCCGTGATCGTGTAGTAAATCAATCCATCGGTTGCGCCGTAGTTCCAAGTATAAAATCCATCTATAAATGAACCAGCAAATGTAAATTCAGCCACGCTAAAACTACCAGAATAACTAACCGGATCGCACGAGTCAAAAACACAATTGCCTTTATATGGATCATATTGGTCGATAAGACCGCATCGATTTAAAAAGTTTTTCATAGGCAAAACACTGCACATGTTGCCTATACCCATTCCTTGACTTGTTCTCTGATATGTCCCAATCGATGCATAAACACCAAATTCAAATGGCTTTTTCTGAATAGTTTCATTTTCACAAATGCAATTATTGTAGATAGGCGTTGCCGCGTATCCGCCGGTTGTTCTAACTCGGTAACCATACCCGTAACTTTTTGGGTTTATATTAAAAGCAGTTATCCACAATGTCTTTGGCACGCCGGGCGAAGTGCCGTGATAACCGGGGATTCCACCACATGCGGTATCGCATCTAAATCTGATGGGGTCTCCAGTTGTTGAATTAAAAATGCTTGGCGCGCAAGCAGGCACCTCGACCATAGCACCAAGCGTGTAGGCAGGACGTGGTTGGCTATCTTGCGCAGGCCTAATCAATGTCAGCGTGACGCCGTCCATGCAAGGCCAGACGCCGTCATCATCATGGAATGTGACAGTCAGCGTATTAGGCCTGCGCTTGGCCACGCCACTATTATCGCACCACCACCTATCGGTACAGCCACAATTGGTGCAATCGATTTTGCCACAGTTGGTTGTGGTAATTTCGTTGTCTGTCGTTCCAGGCGTTGTGGGATAGATACATGAGCATTTTCTATATACAAAATTATTGCCAACTTGAACAACTGACCGACATTTATTCCAATCCTGATAACTACCTGATGCCCCATAAGGCACCCATTGATTGCTTACTGCCGACCATCGCCAAGTACATGTGCCAGCGCATGGTGGCTCGGTAGATGTCGTCGTAGTGACTTGAGGATAAACGGTTGTGCCACATGGGGCATAGACACGCCATTGAGCAGGTGCAGAGAAACCATAAGCCGGTTGATTCTGCAAGTTGCAAGTGCATGTCCCTATGCAATCATTTGTGACAGATACGGAATTTGTTGTGCCATTAGCGTAGTACACATCTCTAATGCAGCATCTGTCAGCGCATGGCGTTGTCGTTGTTGTCGTCGTGCTAGTCGTCGTACTGGTTGTTGTGCCAGTACCAGTGCTGGTAGTCGTAGTTGTCGTTGGTGCCGCGGTCGTGGTAGTAGTAGTTGTCGGTGGCGTGCTTTGGCAGCTAGCGCTCACGTACTCATTGACAAATGCCCCTGCTCTGGCAGGCGGCGATCCACAGTAGCACCCGTCTGGACATGCGACAGCGCTAACCCATGCGCTACCATTCCATCGATAAATACATGTCTGATATTCGCATGCTCCCGGCGTGCTGCTTGTGGTCGTGGTCGATGTGCCGACGCATGATGTCGTGGCAGTCTCGCCCTCGGTTGTGCCATCATATGAGGGACTTGCGCAGGTACATCCCTCGAGGCAAATAGCCACCGAGACCCACATGCCGGACATCCACACGTAGCTACATCCAGAGTTCTCGCATGTCGGCGTGGTGGTCGTGCTGGTCGTTGTCGGCTGGACAGAGTCTCGGCAGCTCTCGACTGCTACCGCGCCTTCGATGCCTGGAGTCGATGGCACCCAGCAGAAACACCCTGCGCCACAGTTGCCGGAGACAAGCAACCATGAGCCCATAGTCCAGATGTAGATACACGAGTCAGGACACGGAGTTGTTGATGTTGTCGTGGTCGTGCTGGTAGTCGTGCTCGAGGTTGTCGATGACGAGCTACTACTCGACGTGCTCGAGGTCGTTGGCGGCATTGTGCTCATTACCCACCACCCGTCGAGGTCGTGCTAGTTGTCGTTGGTGCTGCGGTACTGGTCGTCGTAGTGGTCGTTGTAGTCGTGCATATATTTGCACCGGGAATACAGAGTGTCGTCCAGTTAGGCAGCATCTCGCCATCGACACATTGCAGGGATGTAACTACGTCGATCGACAGGATTGTGCCACCGCCGCCACCCGACAAGATAACCATGTACACCGGATTGCCGTAGCTGTTGATGCCCGCGTACCGACCTAGGTATCTTTGCACTGACGGCACACCGCCGTTGATGTCCTTGATTTTGATATCGACATCGTCGGTCCACGTGTCGGTCGCGGCAACGTA